GGTGCCTGATGCCACGCCTTTCATTAAGCGCTCAAAGGACTGCGAGCCCACGACGGGGGTCACACCCGTCAAGGTCTTGGCCTCGGCCTGGATCACGCCCGTGCTGTCGCGCCCCGAAACTGTAATGATAGCCGCGGTGTCACTCGCACTGCTCGACACGTAATTCATTGTGCCTGTCGGCGTGATGTCGTTGAAGTTGATCAAGATCGCGGTGTTCAGTGCTCCGCCCGTCGTGGTGCCGTCCACGTCCGGCATGTTGGCCGACCCATAGAAGACGATGTCACTTGGTAACACGCTCATTTCGAAGATTTTCCTTGTTTACAGCGGCGTCAAAGTGCCCAGTGCCACGACCACGACGCCACCGCTGGTCGTCGTTGCCTGAATTTGCCCGTCTATCTCGCGGTCTGGTCCGAGCCCGGTGATGAACACCACCGCGCTTTTGATCCCTGGCACCGTCAGCGCAGCTTTCACCAACGCGGCTTTGAACACGCTGAGTGGTGGGCGCTTGCCGAGTATTTGCTGGAAATACGGCACGCCCTTGGTGGTGTCGTAGTAAAGTTCGCCCGCGAACAGCTTGCACGCGCTGGCTACGTCCTGTGCCAGCGCGTAAGGTTCGGTCGCCACGGCAATGTTGCCGTTGATGTCCAGGCACAGGTCCCACGTGTCTCTGTTAAGCAGAAGTGTGGATGCCATATTAAAACCCCACCGCCAGCCAGTTCACGCCAATGTTGCCGGTGTTCGTGTTGCTGGCCGCTGTCATGTAGAAATTGCTCGGAGTGCCTGCTTGTGCACCAATCTGGCAAGTGGCTTGAGGTGAAAAAGCCCCTGACCACGCCATCACGGCATAAGTCGACGTATAACTTCGCTGTAATGGGTACAAGTGAGCGCTGGCATCGATAGGTATGACGGCTGAGCCCCACTGAGTGATGAATCCATCCGGTCCCATGCGCCAATCATCGCCACCGCTGAAGTCTTGCAGAATTACGCCTGCATTGGGGTTGCTTGTACCGTAAGCGCCTTTGCGTGCAATCAGGTTCCCTAATTGAGCAACAATATCATCAGTTGTTGCTACAATTCCCCCGGCTTGGAATATCCCATTGTCAGTGAGCGAGGCAGTAACTTTGGTGTAACTATTGTCCAACCACTGAAGCACACCACTAACAGCCCGCATGAATTTATTTGGTGTGGTCGGGCCATTTCCCCTGAGCATGAGGTTGGCACCCTTGCCATTCAATGTGCCATCGATCACAACACCATTGGCGTCTGTGTCCGTGAATACTTTCAGCCCAGATACCAGATTAAAGGTCGAGCCATTAAAAATCACCGTAAATGCTACGTTGGTTGTCAGCGCACCCGCCGCCAATGGATAAACACCAAATTCCATTATGGGATGCGCACCGAGCAACCCACCGGCTCCCATTGGGTTCAGTGTCACTGGCCCCGTGTTGACACCCTGCGACGCAATGGTAATCGGCACGCCGATCAATTGGTTCAGCGACGTGGGCAATGGTGCAAGCGTCACGACCTGGATATTTGCAGACCCCGTCGCCTGATAGACGGCATTGGTCCACATACACGAGGCCAGCCCCCAACCCGGACTACCAACATTAGGGTCACCCGTGTTGTTGTCTTGCAGACTCTGATAGACCGCGTGGCCACTGTTGGATTGCACCAAACCACCGGCTGGATAGCCCCCTATCGCCACGGCGAAGTTGACATCGTACCGGATGGGGCCGCCCGCCGCGTGCCACTGATTCCACAGTGTAGTCTGATACAAAACACCATTGACATCCCGCCCGTCTGGCGGGATGCCACCCGCGTCGTCTGAGACGAATGTTATCGGCGGAAAACCATCTGTCTGACTGGCCGCACCAGGGTTGATATTGATCTGCGACGCCAGCGGTATCGACCGCCTGTAGGCGCTGCCCGCGCCACTGGCGAACGCTGCGTTGAATTTGGGTGGGATACTGGCTGCTAGCACGACAATTTCCTCACGGGTTCTGTGTCACGAGCGCGGCGACCCCCGCCATGCGCGGCAGTACACCAGACTGGCCCACGATCGCGGCCTCCACGGGCGTCAATCTGAACTTGAACACATAAGTCATCGTCATGTCCAACCCGTCCAGCACGTAGCAGTCTCCCCGTCCCGGAAACAACAGCCGTAGTATTTGGTTGATGGCCGGTATCGAACCGTTGCTAATGTTCGCCGCCGCCTTGGCGAGTATCAACGTGCGGAATCCATCATCGGCTATGATGAAATTGTTAGTGATCTGCTGCCCACTGTAGAACGGTGACTGACCAAATGTTCCGACACTAACGTTGCCAGCCTGCGCGAAACCCCAAAACTTGCCCGTACCCACCACTTGAAGCACCCGTCCCACGCCGACAATGCGTCCCCACACGTCCAACCCGTAGCCCACGGCGGTGCCGACGTTCCAAACCAGATCGTAGAAATCATCGATGCTCTTGCCAGGGTCGATCCACTGATTCATGGCGTCAATCAACGCCCGCGTCGTTGGGCCGGTAGCGTACTGCGAAATGATGGTCGGGGTCGGATCGTACATCAGACCAGCACCACCGTGATGTCGGTAGGATCAATCGTCGGCACGTGCGCGATGCCTATAGTCGCAAGATCGAGGTCGGGATAAATCGCGTAGCACGGCTGAGCCGGCGCAATCGTCTGCGCGAGCGACAAATTGTAGGTCCCTGTTCCACCACTACCGCTGCCGAAACTTGTCACCAACACGTTGTCCGCCAGTCCCGCGCCCTTGATCGTTTGTCCAACGCCAATGACACCGCTTGTCATGCTCGTCACCGTCATTAGGGTGCTCGCAATGCTCGCCTGAAACGTGGCCTTCGGCGCCCCGGTACTGCCGAGCTTGATCGCCACAATGTTGGCCCACGCACCAAGCCCGGCGACACCCCCATAGAACCGCGCCGCGTGCAGGGTGCTGCCGATGCGGGCGCGTGGCCCTCCGTCACTGCCAGAGAATGCCAGCAGCATTGCTGCCCGTATCAACGTTGCCGCCGTGCTGGGCACGGCAGTGGAATTGCTGATGCTGACTAGCATCACGAATTCCTGCGGCAGCGCGGTCTGAAATTTTATGGTGTATGCCGGTGGCGTGCTGTAGCCGGAATTCGAGTCCAGCACCGTCGCCGTGGTGTTGCCGATCATCGGGCAGCCCGGTAACTTGCGCGACCATATCGCTTGTGCCACGGCGTTCGGGTCGCCCCCCGCCACGCACACGTACATCGATGGACTCGGCATCGTCACGCCGTCCAACACCACGTTCTGTCCGGTGGCGTTGTCGGTCGAGTAAGCGTCAATGATCCCCGGCACTTTCAGTACGGCGGCTTGCACGGCGGCGATCGGCCCAACCGAGTTGGCGGCCACTGTGAGCTGCCGGCGCAGCTCGAACTGCTGCGCCGTCTCGACGTTCTGTCCAAGCACGCCGTCCGCGGGGTTTGTAATGGTATCCCAACCTGGTACGCCGCGCCACACTGTCGAAAGAGTGGGGGAGGGACACGCGATGGGGCCCGTGACCGTGCAGGCAAACGGCAGCGAGACAGTGCCATCGGCCCCTATGCTGCCGCCGCCAGTACAGATGTAGATATTACCGTCGGTTGCTTTCGCGAGCACACCGGCTGGTATGACAACATTAACCTGCCCCGTGCACGTGCACTGCACCGCCGTGGGCAGCGCCGGCAACCGCGACAGGAAATAAATGCGCGCAATGGCGTCCTGCATTCGCCCCGTGGCGAACGCCGGATCGACCCCGTTGAACAGGGCAACCATCTGGTTGTCACGGTTGGCCAGCATGGCCGTCTCGCTACTCGCCAGCTGGCCCTGCGGCGTCTCCAGCGCTGGGTTGAGGTTGCCGCCAAAGGCCGCGTTGATGTCGGCGGAAACGCCCACCAGCACAGCGTCCTCGGCCGGAACCTGAAAGCCGTAGGTCCCGAAGTTGGGGGACGGAACGCTGGTGGTGCCGCTCACTGGGGCACTCCCCCGAGGCCCGTGCCGCCAGATGCGAGATGCTGATGCGTGCTGCCAACGGCGTGCCCGTTGTTTGTCAATGCACCCGTGGTTGCCACGTCGCCGTTGATCTGCACGGGTCCATTTACCACGACGCTGCCCGCCGAAACAGTGAGCGTATTGGGCGTGTGGATCTCTACACCTGTGTTGCTGAATCGTATATACTGAGTCGGTACGCCGTTCAGAAACCCTCCGACATAGAGCCCGTCGGCCCAGTCGAACCTGCGACGGCTGCCAGGGTTCGCTGGTTTTCGGGTTCGCTTGACGGTTGAGATGTCGCGTCGGCAGAACAGAGCCGCGCCGATGTCCCCCACTGCCGGATCGATGATCACCGCGTTCACGCCACCCTGAACGCGCATGTAAGGCAGATTGTATATTACATCGTGGGGTGTCGGGTTGCCCGCGCTGTCCACCTGACTGACCATCGGCACGACATCCACGAAGCCCACTGGATTGACACCCCCTGCGTTGTACACATTCCGCACTTGCACTATATCCACCGTTGCATAGCGCCCCAGCATCTGCTCGATGACAAAGCTGTGGCTCGCGAAATCAGTGGCCGCGTGATCCGGCGTGGCGAAACCGGGGTATCCCTGCAAACCTCCCGGTTTCGGGGCGGCGGCAGTAATAGTTGTTTCAAAATCAACGGG